AAACGCATTGACGGACCTTACACGGTTATCGGTAACGAGGCAGCGCAAGATTCATCACTAAGCTGGAAAGCAAGAGGCTTGCTGGTCTATCTGCTTAGTCTGCCGAGAGATTGGAACATTCGGCTTTCTGAACTAGCCAGACACGCAACAGACGGCATTGACTCCACTCGTAAGGCTATGGACGAACTGCTGAATGCTGGATACATCCAGAGAGGCGCAAGAATTCGTAAACCGGATGGCAAGCTTGGAGATTACGTTTACCTCGTCACTGGTGTGCGTGATGATTTGCCTGAATTGGAAAAACCTACGTTGGAAAAACCTACGTTGGAAAAACCTACGCAGGAAAATCCAACGCTACAAAATAAAGAGATAACAAAAGAAACAAAGAACAAAAGAAACACTGAATATATTACGCACTTTGAAAGCTGGTGGGACGATTGGAAAGCAAAGGCAACCAGAAAGCCAGGGCGCAAAGCTAAAGCCTTTGAGAACTTCAAGAAGCTGCTAGCAAAGTTCAGCGTTGCTGAAATTCAAATCGCAACCAAGCACTACCTCGCAGAATGTGGCGACAGCTACACCAAGGACGCTGAACGGTTCTTAGTCGAAGACTTGATTGAACAACACCAAGCACCAAGCCGAGCCTCACCAAGCAACCAGCCTGACGAATGGGATTTGATTGAACAACAACTTCAAGGAGACAGTCAATGCAGTCCGTCGAGCTATTACGCAAACTGAGCGCAATTTACAAAACCAAGCCAAGCCAAGAACTCGCACAAGCTTGGCAGATTGGTCTGGATGATCTGAGTGAAGAGCAAATCGAAGAAGGTTATAACCGGATGGTCAAAGAGTTTAAGAGTGACTTCTTGCCAACCGTTGCCGTTTTTCGCAGCTACGCACAACGCAACACCAGCAACCGAACCCAAGCTTGTAAGACACCTGACGAGTGGCTTATCAAGGAAGCAGAACTCAAAGCGACAGGCAAACGCTTGGACCCATGCGGAGGCCAGAAGTTCTTTCAGGCGATTGGTCGCGCACCTTTTGGCTTCTGGCTAGATGAAGATTCAATCGTACGTTGGACAAAGACAGACGAGACACCTGTGAAAGTGGACAAACCGAGCAAAACCGATTCACCAAGCCAATACTTTGCGAAGTTAGTCAGGACGGTTGCTGCTTGATTACGTTTCATGTTTCACCTGTTCCGAAACCACGCCAAAGCCGCTCTGATAAGTGGCGAGTCAGGCCGGAGGTTTTGCGCTATCGGCTTTTCTGCGACACCTTACGGCTTCAAGCTCACACGCAAAAGTTTCACCTTCCAGACAGCTTTGCCGTTGAATTCATTTTGCCCATGCCGAAAAGCTGGAGCCTAAAGAAAAAGAAAGCAATGAACGGCAAACCTCATAGACAAACCGCTGACATTGACAATCTCTTGAAGGCACTGATTGACGCCTTACTCAGTGAAGACAAGCAAGTCTGGGACGTTCACGCTTCAAAGCGCTGGGGAGAAACCGGACTGATTCGGATTTATTCACCAACAGAATTTGATTGGGCTGATTAAATGATTCTTTCATACCAAACTTTGAATGGACTCAAAGAGTTGGGGCATTTGCCACGATTCGCCCAGGTTGGACCTTGCTCTGTTGATTTGCACTTGGGCAACACCTTTGCCCAATTAGGCGTCAAGCAGAAGTTTCTGTTCTTGGATTCAGAATCCGTTTACCAGCACGTTCAGACTGAAGACTTTTTACTCGAACCTTCGAAGTTTGTTCTGGCAAGCACTCAGGAAAAAATTAGCGTCCCAAATCACTTAGCGGCTTTTGTGGCTGGCAGAAGTTCAGTCGGAAGGTTGGGTTTGCAGATTCAAAATGCCGGATTCATCGATTCCGGCTTTCAAGGCCAGATTACGCTCGAACTGTACAACCAATCAGAAAAGCCGATTCTGTTGAAAGCTGGCGTTCGGATTTGTCAAATCGTCTTTTTTCAATTAGACGAGCCAACCGCTCAACCGTACACAGGAAAGTATCAACAACAGGAAGGCGCGACAGGTTCGCGGCTTTACAAGGATTTTGAGGCGTGACGATTAGCAATCTTTGGCGAACCAAACTGAGGAGTCGCCACAGCGAGTGCTGCCAAACCACGCGAAGGAAGCTTGCTTTATCAAAAGCGATAGAGACGTTTCACGGACGCACGTCTTAAGCTGCGCCTCAATGAATGAAAAGATTTTCGACGAAGTGGAACGGTTACGTTTTTACGATCCAGACTTGTACGTCTGGTTTGAAGAACGAGCCGCAATCATGCAATTCGATGGTGGACTAACCAGAGAGGAAGCCGAACGTGAAGCTTTACACCTTGCTCGAAAGAAGAAAGCCTCTGAGCGAACGCTTAGAAGGGAGGCTTGAAAAGCTAAAGAAAAAGGCAGCACTTCGAGTGTGTCCAGTATGCGATTATCAAAAGCCGAACACGAAGGTTTTTTTCAACGATTTAGCCAAATGCAAACTTTGTCAACAGGTGGAGAGAGATGCCGCTAAAAGGAGACACGGGCTTAAAGATTCCGCGCCAGTACCTGCGACAAGTCGCTAAGAAAATGCCGGATGCTGTAGGCAAGGCAGTGCGTGACACTTTGTTTGATGTTCGCTTTGCCTTGTACGAAGAAATGGAAGACGTCTTTGATCGTCCAACACCTTTCATCGTGCCACCAAACAAGAAGAAACCTGGCAGACGAGGCAGCTTGTTTGTCGAGTATGACATCAAAAAGCAATCGGGCAGAGTCTACGCGAAAGACCTCAAAGGTGTGGTTGGTAGCACCTTAACAGGTGAGGAAATTTTACTGCCACACATCACAGGCGAGGACCGAGCATTCAAACGCTTTGAGAAGTCCTTGTATCGTGAAGGCTTGATGCCTAAAGGCTACTACGGAGTTCCAGCGAAAGGCATTCCACTAGACAAATATGGAAACCTGAAGCGCGGCATGATTACGCAAATGCTGAGTTATCTGAAAGCAAATGCGGACGCAGCACAGAACACAACCGAGGAATCCGGCAGAAGGAAGAAGTGGCGTTACTTTGTGGTGAGGGACCGAGCAAGAAACGCTTACGGAATCAAGAGGCGTACCGGATACAAAAAGGCTAGCCGCGACGAGTGGGTGATTGTCTACGTCCGCAGTTCAAACTATGAAGCCGAGCGACTCGACTTTGATTTTGTGGGCGAACTCGCCATCAAACGGCACTGGCCTAGAAATTTTGCCTACTGGCGCAAACAGATTATGGATCAAAGACAGAGGAAGGTGGCGGCCTGATGGACATCGTTTGTATTCTTTTTAATGGCAAAGAAAAGCACTTGCCGAGTTATTCAGCAAACGCTGGCTACTCTGCTGAATGGGTGGACAAGCTGGCGCGAGCGATTAAGCGCAATACGACAAAGACGCACAAGCTGATTTGCCTGACTGACCGAGAATATCAGTTTAACGAAACCGTCACGCAAGTTGCGCTCGACTGCGAGGATCTGGGCTGGGCTTGTGTGATGGAAGCCTTTCGACCAGGACTAGGCAAAGGCCGCAGGTTTGTCATTGGGCTGGATACGCTCATCACGAACAACATTGACGAGTTGCTGAACTGGCGAGGTGAATGTGGGCTACTGACAGATCCATTTGAACCTCACACCATCTGCAACGGGATCGGCTTATTCTCAGCCGCTGAAGTCAAGCGAGTCTGGAACTTATGGCAGCACCGAGCAGAAAGCGGAATCAATTATCAATACAAGAACCTACCGAGTGAGATGGCTTTTCTTCGTGTTGTCTGTGCTAACGCCACAAGGCTCGACCAAGTCTTTGAGCATCAGATTCAAAGCTACAAAGTTCACTGGACCCACCAGCCAGAGGAACGAAGCAAGGCGCGAATCGTTTACTTTCACGGCAACCCCAAACCACCAAACATTGAACCCGAACTGATGGCTCATTGGCTATGAACATTCATTCAACTGTTCACGTTGAAGGTGACGTTACCTTTGGGAAAGACGTAAAGATTGGGCCAAACGTTTGCCTTTATGGTCCGTTAGACATTGGCGCGAACTGCGAAATCTACCCAGGTGCAGTCATTGGTTCGAATCCGCAACACCGAAGCAGACGCAAGTTGATGGGCGTCAAGATCGGCAAAGGTTCAGTCATTCGTGAATACGTCACGGTTCACGCTGGGATTGCGAGGCAAACCGTAGTCGGAGAGTTCGCTTACTTGATGGCTGGCTCGCATGTAGCGCACGATTGCTTTCTTGAAGAGAACGTCACGCTTGCGAACTCTGCTTTGCTGGCTGGACATTGCCACGTCATGCGG